CCTCTATCTACCGTGTAGTAGAGAGGGGTTCTCTTAAACCGAAAGGACCGTAGATGCCTTACTATCAGGAATGGCGAGGCACGGACTCTCATGGAGTTCGTGTCTTCAAGGTTGGCTCCACTGGAGCCATAACCTCAACGTCTTATCCTGTAGTAAAGGAGTCGTCCAAGGCTTTGACCTACCGGTCAAATCCTTCAGCCCGGGAAATAATCTCAAATGAGATCCCGGACTTCCAGGCCGACCCCTATGCTTACTTTCTGCGTAACATAGCAGAAAGGGACTATGCCGCTCGCCTGAGCGAGCGTCATCTTCCGAGCAAAGGTTCCCCCGATAGGGGGCATGCCTTTGACTTAAGCAAGCATACTTATTATGGGCCGCTCGTGACTGCGTCGAATACCGATACGTACTACGGTAACGTGGAATCTCTGGTTAATGCCAGAGCTTACATGTCTCCCGTGGGAACTAATCGGCTCGATCACATTCACGATGGTACGCTCGTCACGCCTGCTACCTATAAAGGTAGCGGGCTTGACGTTTTTGCGCAACAGGCCTATGCTAAGGTGGCACCTACTTCTGTGCAGTTCGACGCAGCCGCCTTCCTTGGTGAGCTCCATGAGGGGCTCCCCAAGTTGAGCTTCGCCATGTTGAAAGACATGTCGAAGTTCTATAAGGGGCTGGGTTCGGACTATCTAAATGTCCAGTTTGGATGGAAACCATTCATTAAGGACCTTCAGAACGCTGCGAAGTCGCTTAATAGCGCTACGCAGATGCTTGCAAATAATGGCAAGCGTGTGCACAGAAAACTGGGTCTGCCTCCCGTCCTCAAGGGTGATGAATATACCGGAAACGGTACATATAACATCCACCTTGGTGAGGGAGGTTTTCTCAATGATAGGACCGTGCTGAATAAGCTCGGCTATCCAAACGGTGGTCCAGGGATTAGAGATCAGCAGGCTGGTGCCTGTCAACTCGATTACCTGAAATCATCGTCTGTGTATCGCTGGTTTGAAGGAGAGTTTTCACTCTTCTATCCTCTGGATTTTAATCCAGACGATTTCACCTCGAGACTTAATCAATTGATTAACCTCAAGATGACGCCCGCGGTACTTTGGGAATTGACCCCCTGGTCCTGGCTTGTCGATTGGTTCTTGAGAATTCAAGATACCATTGTCGCTAATCAAAAAGCGGCAAACGACTTGCTGGTTATGCACTATGGGTATGCAATGGAGACCACCAGTTATAAAACTGTTGCTTCCTACCGCGATGCCCAGTTAGGTGATTCTTTTACCAAATGGACTGGGCTGCCCCTTAAGGGTCAGCTTTCGTCCGAAACGGTTTATAAGAAACGCCTACGTGCAAATCCGTTCGGTTTTAAAGCAGGTGGTGAAGCGGCCCTCACTGAGGGACAACTTGCCATCTTAGGCGCTCTCGGTGCGTCAAAAACGCGATGAGAGTTTACTGAAACGTCTGAAGTATTAAAACTCCGACGATCCATACCCAAGATAACAATCTATCCATTTGGAGGGCTTTTATGCTCACTGATCCTCAGGCTGTAACTGTTGCTGGCTCTGCTCTTTCCCTTGCCCGTGTGGGCATCGGTCAGAACAGTGCTGATTATCAGACTGCTGACGGCGCCTCGCGGCTCCGTGTTCAGCAGACCAGCAACGCCAAGACACGTCGAACGTCCGTTACCTTGCAGACTGACAAAGTTGCTGCTGACCCCCTTACGGCGGTCAACGCACGCGTCACTTCGCAGGTATCGGTCTCGATCCTCAGTCCGATTAACGGTTTTACCGTTACCGAACTGAGGGATCAGCTCATTGGCATTGCCAATGCACTGACCGCGTCTACGGGTGCAATGACTGTGAAGATTCTCGGCGGTGAGAAGTAGTTGTCGACCACTGAGGTCCTTCTGCTTCTCACGCTGAGCTTCGCAGTCACATTCGCTCTCGTCCTGATTTCAGGGCGAGGGCGGAATTCCCGTCACTAACTGAAGACCGAGTATAATAAGCCGGACTCAATCCCTCGAAAGGGTGAGATGAAAAGCCTATTACAACTCCACCTATCTGTCCTACGGAATGTAGGACAGCTTTGTTCGATCGACATCACTCGTGACGTTGTAACGACGTCACAGCGGTGGGAAAACGAAGGCGATAGTTACTTGACTATCGTCTTGCCAAAACTTGCGAAAGCTCTCGAAAGAGGGCTTGACCAAGGATTTTGGCCGGCTCAAGATGTGGCACCTATATGGCACCACACCCGAGGTCTCCCTGCTTATATGCAAGGTTTCCTCAGTCGTGTTTTCGACAAACAAGGTGTTATTCTGGAGACCCCAGATGCTGAATGCATCTGGGCTGTTAGGCAGTTTTGCTACCTAACTCATAAGATTGAGAGGGAGTGTTCGCCCGAAAGGGTGAACGCTGCTTTCTCTCAATTTGTCTCCACGGACCAGAGCCTTCTCGGTCTCCCCGAACGTCTTGATCCCAAAAGGATTGAGATGTTCGTTGAGGTTTCCCGAGTGCTCTTCGGAAGAATCTTCCAGGAGTGTGACCGTAAGGTCGCTTCCTGGGAGCTCATTCCGAAACATGGTCCTGGCGCTGTAGCTGAGCGCTTGTCCCAGAAGGACAGGCGCGAGTATCCCTACTGGACGGACCGGCTAGATGCCGTCTTCCCAAAGTGGAGATACACTACTAACAGCCGTGAGGCTGGGCCAGGCCAGTTGGTACCCATGTCAGAGGAACTCGCTGTGCGAGTTACCGCTGTCCCGAAAACCCAATCTACCCCGAGAATCATTGCTATCGAGCCTTCTGCTGTGCAGTATGCACAGCAGGGACTCAAGCGTGAATTCTACGAGATGATTGGGCGAGGACCCTTAAGTAAGGTTCTCGGGTTCCAGGATCAGACTCGAAACAGAGAGATGGCCAGGCTTGCTTCCATTGATTTATCAATGGGCACGCTTGACCTCTCCGAAGCTTCGGACCGTGTTCACTGGTTCCTTGTCTACTTGATGCTAAGACCTTATCCCCATTTATGGGAGTTTGTCTGGGCAACTCGTAGTCATCGGGCTGACGTTCCTGGAGCGGGTATTATCCCTCTTCAGAAATTTGCGTCGATGGGTTCTGCACTGACATTTCCGATTGAAGCGATGATTTTCACCGTTCTCTCCGGATGTGCCATGTGGCAGACCGAGCACCGTCGCCCTACAGCTAAATCGCTTGTAGGGCGTGTCAGCGTTTATGGTGACGATATTATCGTCCCCATTGATGCGATCGATTGCGTAGTGGATTGGCTTGAGCACTTCGGTGCTAAAGTCAATCGCACCAAGTCCTTTTGGAACGGTTCGTTCCGAGAGAGCTGTGGTGCCGAGTACTATCAGGGACGAGATGTCTCTGTAGTGCGCGCACGTTCTGAGCTTCCCAGCTCACGCAATGATGCAGCTGAAATTGCAGCACTAGTCGACCTCCGAAATCGGGCTCTTGAGTCCGGCTTGTGGGGATTCGTAAAGGATGTGGATCAAGCCTTGGATCAGCTTGTGTCTCTTCCCTATGCTAGTGCTACTCAAGAATCTTCCAATGCTTATTTGCATCGGAAGACTTATCTGATTCCAGAGTTGGAGGAGGGGCGTTACAACCCTGATCTCCATCACTGGGAGCGGAAAGTTCCAATTCTCGTCGGTCAGGCTGAGTCTTACTCAACTGACGACGAGGCTGGACTTCTTGAGTGGTTCCATGACGCCCTTCGCCGGGGTGATCTTGTGGATCGCTATGCCAGCAAAGAACGTTCTGCGTCGTTCAACATTAAACGCAGATGGCTAGCTAACTATCTATGATAGTCGCTAGGGAATCCTAACCAAGGATTCCGG